TCTCTGATTTCCCAACCAGCGTCCTCGATCGCTACTGCCAATCGGTGAAAAGTACGAGTCCCACCAAAAGCAAATAGGTGCGCTCCTGGTTTAGCGACTCGTAAAGCTTCAATCCAAAACTGTACACCGGGTACACCATGATCCCAATCTTTACCCATGAACGAAAGTCCATAGGGAGGATCGGTAAGGATTAAATCAATGGAATTATCAGGAATATTTTTTAAAACATCAAAACAATCACCGTGAATAATTTGATTAATCATTTTGATTTATATTTATTTTTTTAACAGGTTGTTTATTAGTTTCTTCATCGGTTAAATCAGAGTCAGTGTCTTCAACTTCTCCCCCAGACATACCATCAATAGATTCACTCCATTCTGGCCACAGTATCCGATATTTATTTCTAGCATTTTCGGCATAAAAATCTAATCCTTTTCTGAGAATGATTTCTGTGTCAATTACCTGTTTGATAGCACCGCTAAGAAGCTGACACCATCCGTATCTCATCCTAGAATAGCGACGATCAGGCGACCGGGATAACTCTTTAGTTCCCCCTTTTGATTCTAATCCTGGGAAGAAATAGGTCGGAAATCCAGGGATAATTAGCTTGTACCGGCATTGCAAAAGAGTATCAATTAGCCCTGTTAAATCAGGGTTAAAATTAGCCATTTTACGAATATCTTGCCCAGGATAGCTGAGAATATGGTCGGATATTATTCCGCTTTTTCTACGGATTTCTAATTCTCGCTCATAAATTCTTTCTTGCTCGGTAGAAATACCTGGCATAATATGAAGAGTCGGAGAAACTCCTAAGTCATTAGATGCCCTAATCAAATTATCAAAAGCCTGTTTAACATCAGCCCAAGCATCTAAAGAAGCTAACCAAAGAGAGCGGCCATAAAGAAAATCAGGTTCATGGCGAATATGACAGATTTTATAGGGTTCAAAAAAATAATCAGGGTCAGACTCCGAGACATATTTTCTTTGCTCGAAACCAATTAGTTCCCCTTGATCTGTTTCTTTTCTAAACATCTCAAAGGTAGGTAAATAAAGAGTCTTTGCTACACCAAAATCTTTAGACTTGTTGGCAGATAAGCCTTCTCGTTCAATGCCCAACTCTAGAAAACATTCTCCTTTCCCTAATGCCCATCTTAGGGCTTTCTTGAGTCTATCCCCACCAATCATGTAGGTTGAAAAATTCTGCTTTCTTAACCTAATATTTTCTGCAATGGCAAATACTTCTAAGTTAATAGGAGTTTCTTCATCATCAAGGGTTTTGGCTACTACCCATCCCTGATCGTCTCCATCATCAGACGCAAAGGTATCAGAAGCGGCCATGTCAAGGGCGTGGATGACTTCATAGCACCATTGATTAAGTTCGATTAATTCTCTTGATATTCTCGGATCACGGATAGGATTTTCCGTAATCTCCAAATCGTACCGACGTGATACTGACACGATACCAGGTGAAGTAAGGGATCGCTGAGAGCCTCTTAATTTGTCATCCTTTTTCTTCTTTTTTGCCATTAGAACTGCCATGTACTATTTCTATGATATAAGAAAACAGACCATTTTGTTGATGGTCTGTTTTAAATCACCCAAGGAGAAATCTAAATATTAAAAGAATCTAGCAAATGTTCCATCGCTCCGCAAAACTTTTCTTTCGTCAATGTCGTCACTGCAAAAAAATAAATCGGTAGCTAACGCTTCCATTAAAGCCTTAGCCGCACCATTAGATATTACAATTCCCACTTTTGAAGTCACATCCACTACATACCAATCCTCTAGGGGACAGTGAGTAATTGTAATAATCTCGTAACAGTTAATAAATTCTCTATAATCTTCTACTGTCTCTAGAATTAACGGACGAAATTCTTTTTTCATGATAACCTCTAGTCTTAACTAAATATTACAGGTTACTTTTTGAATTGTCAATATCTTGGATAAACTTTAAAGCCCTTTCATAATATCGGTTTCTTTCGGCTAGTCCATTTGTACCACCGTTGACACGACGGGTAATTTGTTCAACGGTTGCCCCACGGTCACACAACTCATTCATTTTGTTATTCATCCACCAAAACCCAGATGGTAAAAATAAATATCTTTCGCTGACATACGACCACCCCTGCATAACACGCTGATCATCCATATAGTTAGCAAATGCCTGATAATGGGCTTTGCCAGTCATTTGAATAGCATCTACACCTCTGAACTTTTTGCCGTCACCAGGTCTGGTATTCCCTAAGTCTTTTCGTCCTTCATAATTTGAGCCGTCGTGGATTTCTACCATAAATCTTAATCCGGCTGATTCATGGGCTATTTGGCTTAAAAAATGGCGAACTCTTTGTACTGTGGTAATGTCAAATCTCTTAAGGCACTCATCTAATTTTTGAAACTGAAAATCAGTAATTTTATTGTTAAGCCTGTCAAACACACCTTCAACTTGATCCTTGCAGACTACAGGAGGATAAGGGTCGTTAAAGTGACCAACAAAAGCGTACCAATTAAATTTACCCTCAATCGGGGGCTTTATTTCTAGCAAATAGTGATTTTTTTCTCTTTTGACAATCTGATTATAAATCACTTTTTGTCCAGCTTTAATTTGGATTGTTCTAAAGTCTTGGGGAAGACTTTCGGAACTGGAGTCTGTTAGGTGCGATTTTAGAATAGTGTTGCGATTCGCTACTAGAAATTTCATGGTAATTTAGTTAGTAAAATTGACAATTCTGTTAAGATTTATGTTCAAGTATTCCGATTCGTATATCAAGTTCTTCCTGTTTTCTGCGAATTGCTTCTATTTGATCAGAAATAGAAGAGAAAGTTTCTTGTTTGGCTTTAATAAGACTTATCTCTTTGTCAAGTTGCGCTGTTAATGTAGTCAGTTTTTCTATTCCTGTTGATAGTTTCTCAACCATTTTCTCTAGTTTTTGTTCAAGAGATTCCATCTTCTTTGATGTTTTCTCGAAGGTTTCGTGATCAAGTTCTTTGGCCTGTGATTTAGTATTTTTTGAAAACATACTAAGTAATGCTATTACAATAGCCGCAACAGTGCCAAGATCGTTAAAATTTATTTTTAAATCGTGATTCTCGACGTAGGGGGGATGGCTTTGGTTGGCAACAGAAATATAATACATGGCAGAAGGGAAACATCAATAAAACTATTCTACAGTTTTTACTGGCATTCATGAATTGAAATTAATTCTTTAGAAACACTTAACTTTGCTTTGGAGAGCTTAATAAAAAGTCATTCCCAGGCATAAAATTACCAAAACTGGGGATATTGCCAAAATTTATAGCATTATTCCAAGTGTTTTTACAAGTACTGTAGGTTTTATCGCATCCAGCAGTAAGGATTACGCCATCGTGGGTAGCTACGGGGCCAGATGCTTCAGTAAATAACTGAATTTGAGTTTTACCTCCAAATATTGAAACAGTTCGGTAAATTGCGTAAGTAGCTGATTTATTTGCTCCGTCTGTAAATGTGCATTTTCCCCAAGCAAGATTTTGGTATTCTCCCCACACCTCAAAGTCTCTCCGACTACTAACACCAGCAACCTGAGTCTCGTAAAATGGTACTTGTTTACGGCATCCTGAGTTATCACCGTTATCCTGTCCAAAAGCCCATCGGCAAAAAGGTGATGTTTTTTCATCTCTACTTTGCCTTAAATTAATACTAGAGGCAGTAAGATTTTCAAGCGTATAGCTTTCGCCACCAAGTGATTTAATTTCTCCCACATAACCTATTTGTATTTGCTCATCTGGAAGATCCAAAAGTGAATTAGGAGGATATTGCCAATCAACAATTGCTGTGATAATTCGAGCTTCTCTAAATTTATCAGAAAAAAGTAAATTTTCGTCAATATTATCACTAAAAGCACCTCTGTATTCTTGATTATCCGATTGTATTCCTAATTGCTTTTCTATTGCAGTCGGATCAAGAGCTTGCTTTGCCCGAAATACTACTTCACCAATTTTTAAGTCTTGGGAAAAATTTGTATAACCAAGCTTTTCTCCGTTTGTAAGTTCAATTAAAACGCAATAACAAAGCCTTAAAACAGGATTTGCAAAAGAATCTTCTAACCCTGAATCTTGTTGTATTCCCTCAGTAAATCTCCTTATCTGTAATTCTCCAAGTGAATAAATTTGTAAAGAGGTTTGGTTTTGGTAGCTCAAAGAAACAGAGTTAAACCGGGATAAGATTGATAAACCGTTAACTAAATCAGGATAACGAAATGTTGATCCTGACCCCTTAGCGCACAACCATAGGGCAATCAAATAATCAATATCTTTTTGAGATAAAGTTTTTCTTTGTTGTAAAGAGCTAATGTCAGAGGGAGTATTTCTCCGAGAAAATCTTTTTCTTTCTCCACTAGATAAGCTAACAATATTTGTCTCAAATTTAGGAGAAATTGTACACCTTTTAGTCAAATTTAAATTAAAATCGTGATTTAAATTTGGATAAAAAACATCACCAGGTAGCAATGCAATTTCAGGTTCAATTCTTGATTCTCGTAAAATTAATTTAGGGATAGTAAAAATAGCGTTATTTCTATTTTTTGTGATAGGCTGATAATCTAATTTATCTTCTTCAAAATGACATAATACTTTAAAAGTGCCTTCCCAAGTTAATTTGGGGCTACTAGGAGGCGGATTATTAAAAACTATTTTACCAGGAGCTACTATATATTCTGCCGGTGGTATTTCTGTAGTTCCTTGATAGATTTTTAGGCTATCAATATCTGGATAAAGAATAGGTCTGTGATGAACGTTATTGCCGCAGGAATATTTTTTAATCAAAATAAATTCTGTTTTTACCCCATCGTGTTCTGGGGAAAGTACTCCTTCTGTGTAAAATTCGGTATTGCCATTTGGAATAAAAGAAGTCATGTTAAAATCGCTGTTTATGGTGTTCTATCGAATCCTGAGTTGTTAAGGGCAAAAGCGCAATAAACAATTTGCCCATTTACCATACTAAACTAATCCTTCAGCCCATGCTCGCATTAAAAGACGCTCGTTCCCAATTTCCGCTACACACATCCAATACGGATTATCGGAACCATCTGGGTCTATTCCCGTATTTCTATAGATTCTCCCCACAGAAAGAGGCAAAGAACATTTTAGAACATTTGGAACATATCCAACGGCTTTATTAGGAGCTACATTATCTCTTAAATAAAATTCTGTTAAATTTGCGCCTGGCGTAGCACTCTGACAAGAGACAGGGTAATTGGCAATAGGATTTGGAGTTGCTGCTCCTGGGAACACAAAGTTTTGCCTATTATTCGCTCCAAATGCCAATGATGGACGGCCAGCCGCTAGTCCTGGCAAAAATGTCCATAAAAAATAAGCATTCTGAACAAAAACCGATGCAGGAAACAAAGGGTTTTTTAGCCATCCGCAACTAAAAAAGGTATGCCGTTGCTGATTATTAACATAATTATCGACGAAAATACTTAAACTGTGCGAATTCAAAACTGCCCAATAATAAGATGAAGGACGGTTAAAAAAATACGTAAACAAGTCAATACAGTTAATTCCACAATATGGGGTAGACACCGTCGTCGTCGAAGGGTTTCCCATATCCTTACTTATCCCAAGACTGTTAAATCTAAATTTTGACGCAGTTGCAGGCAAACTTAGTGATTCAAAACTAACTGGTAAAATTAAATTAAATGTAGTAGAATTTGCGAAAGCGCAAGTTTGTCCAAAAAAACCATTTATCCAGTCAGCACATTGAGTGTTTGTAAATCCCAAAGACTCTGGAGCCCAATCTAGATTATTAGTTGTCCAGCCATAATAAGAATTGCCGGCGTTGTCATTGTTAATTAAAGGTAAGTTCATGGTGTTCTATCAAATCCTGAGTTATTAATATCAAAAGCGCAATAAACAATTTGCCCAACCGTATCTACAGAGCGCATACTATTAACATTATCGTTACTTAATCGACAATAAATTAGCCATTCATAAATTCCTTTTACCTGATAATCAGAAAGGTCACGATAAAGAAAATCTTTTTTTGATCCTTTCATTTCTTCATGAAAGTCAAGAATAGCATTTAAATCACCAGATTGTAATGCAGTTCGAGCAAGATTGAAAACTCTAACAGGACTAGACCATTCCACTATTCGTTGTTCTGCCCCATTTGTGTTTTCTAGTAAAGAATTAGAAAACTGAATTTCTGTTTGATAGTCTTTGTCTGGAATAATAGGAAATTCAGGAATATTTACTGGGTAAGGATCATCAGGAAAATCAACTGGATCAGTGACACGAATGATGTCAATTATTACAACATTGTAAGCAAGTTTCTTGGATTCGCTTACAGTACCAGAGTAAGTGTAGTTTTTACTGGTTCTCTCTAAGGGGATTGTGTCAGCGATTGAACCAGTATAGCGAGAGTTATACTGGTTTTCTGGAATAGAGAAAATACTTACTTCTTGACCGTATTTGCTAACTATTTTCCAAAATTGACCAAATAGGTTAATTCCACCAACAGTCTTTAATGTCGGTTCTTTGTCCCACGAAATCGGTATGCCAGTACGCCAAAATATAGGATTATCTTGACTCCCATTTAAGCTTTTTTCTCTAGCAGTTCCAAAAACGTGATAATAGATCATACTAAACCAACCCTGTAGCCCACACTCTCATTAATATTGATTCGTTCCCCATTTTTCCGACACAAATCGAATGCGGATTATCGGAACCATCTGAGTCTATTCCGCTATTTCTATAGATTTGTCCCACGGGAATATTTAAGGTTGTTTTCAATAAATTAGGAACTATGCCTATCGCTTTGTTCGGAGCATCACGATCTCGAAGAACTAGGTTTGTGGCGTTGGCTCCAGGCGTGGCCGTCTGGCAAGAAATAGCGTAATTAGCAATTGGATCGGCAGTACCCGGGGCTGGGAGTCTTATTGGTTTTCTAATAGAAGTATTTTCTAATTCTGGCCGCCCAGCACTTAGAAAAGTTTGGTTGCTATCCAAAAAATAGTAATAAGCATTGCGAGGAAATGCAATACCTGAATACAAAGGATCTTTTACAAAACCTATACTGCGAAAAAAGTAGGCGCTAGGATTTAAACTATTCCCAGAATAAGCACAGGCAAAAATATTTAAGGAAGAATTATTTAGTACACAATAATAAACAAGATTTTCACCTAATCTTAATCTAAGCGGATCGTTAGAATCGGCAGGATTGACATAGAAAACTGTATTCTCAAAAACAGTATTTGTACCATTTGTATTTCTAGAATTTATTGTCCGGTTATTAAATCTAAATTTACTACCTGAAAAAAACTGTGCGGCGCCGGCTATTATAACTGGCCGAGTCAAAACCTCATTAGGATGAGGAAGTATTAAAAAAAAAGAATTGGGATCAGAGTTATTCCAAGTCGCACAAGTTTCTCCAAAAGAAGTATTGATCCAACTTACAAGAGTCGAATAACTTAATCCTATTTGTTGCGAGCTAAAAACTTGATTATTGGCTCTAAAACCAAAATAGTAATTACCAACGTTATCTTGATTAGTTAAATTAGTCATGGAGTTCTATCAAATCCTGAGTTGTTAAGGTCAAAAGCGCAATAAAGAAACTGTCCATCTACCGTATCTACAGGACGCATACTATAGTTGTTAAGGTCAAAAGCGCAATAAAGAAACTGTCCATCTACCGTATCTACAGGACGCATACTATTAACAATAGCATTGCTTAGTTCGCAATAAGTAAATTCACCGTTAGGAACAAAAGGATTAAGAAAAGGAAAAAACAACCATCTAGACATATTTTCTTCCTATAGTAAAAAATAAATGCTCAGGATTATTAACAGCAGAAACAACAAGTTCTAACCTGCTTCCTATGCCAAGAAGATTCCCTGTTGTCACGGGAACAGTTAGTCGAGTAGAAGTAATAGATAGATTATTTAAATTAGGGACATCTATTCCATTAATTTTAACCGATATAGTAGCTGTGCCAGATTCAGTTACGGCACTAAAGCTTAGGATATTATACCCTCTTAATAAAGCAAAATCAAGAGGATAAGTTTGAACAATAGGAGCTTCTATATCCCCAGAATATTGTTCGGTATTATCGTTAATACTATTAATTTGATTTTGGAGTTTGCCAAAAGCCTGTAAAATATTATCAGTAGCAGTTATTGCGCCACCAGTAGTTATATTTAAAGCCGTCAATGAAGTTGATAAAACTTTTGAGAAGAAACCGAAGAATCCTTTATTTCCTGATTCTTTCCCGTAGAAAGTATCATTACTAGGATTCCCTACAATTTCATCGGCTCTAGCCACTGTCCCGAACGATGATCCCCCGTAATCA